CGTTGGCAACACGCCAGCGCTTGGGTCGTCCAACTTATTGGGGTTCATCTCGCGGGTGTCATAGACCATGGAGTTCTTGCCTTTGACGCCAGCCATGGTGTTGGGCAGGTTGTAAGCGCCAGCCTCTTGAGCGTCCATCAGGGCGCGGAACTGCTCGGCAGTGTCCATCACTCGGCTTGAGTCTTCGGCCATTCTGCCGCCACCGCCGCCCGTAGGGAAGTCCATCAGGGGGCGTGCAATTGTCATGGGGTTGGTCTCAACCCCGCCCAGCTTGTTCATGTACAAGCCTTGCGCATCAACTGACGGTAGCTGTCTGTAGCCCAGCGCACTGTAGATGGCGTCGCGGTTGCCTGCGCCCACTTGAGGGAATTCGTTCAGCTCCATCTCTGGGGCTGGCATGTCAAAACGACCTTCTCGACCATAGGCCAGCTTCTCTTCAGGGGTCATGTCCAACACCTGCCGAACGTGGCCAAGCGATGCGCCGGGCACCTGCTCGTGCGTGGCCGACGCTGCGTGCTTGTACATGTAGTCGCGGGCCGTGTTGTTGGCGTCGCGCAATGACTGCTTGATGCCCTCCAGCTCGTCACCCTTGTAGCGACCCCGAAGGCCACGGCTGTGTAAATCTTGGCCCTTGCCATAGACCCACGGCACCTCTTGAATGTGCGGGCCAGCCCAATCGGTACGGCCACCAATGCCTGCCGTGTTGGCGCGGTCCACTTGCAACGCGGTCTCGGCGTCCATGAACGGGTGCATAGTGTCTGACACGCCAGCCTTCCATGGGTTGCCCTGTGGGTCGGTGTAGCCCATGCCCTGTGCGCGGCGGAAGTCGTTCACGCCGAACAGGCCAGTGTTGGGCACGCGGGGATCGTTCTTCTCAGCGTACTCGCCGATCTTGAAGCCCATCTTGGCTGGGCGGTTTTCGGCCACGGCTGTGTCAAGGTTGCGCATGCCAGCACCACGGTAGGCCATTTGAGGGTCGCCAGCCACGCGGCTGTTCAAGTGCTTGAGCGCAAAAGCCAACTCTGACTCGGGGCTTACGCCTGCGGAGTAGACGCCATGCTGCTCAAGGGCGCGGTCCAGTTGGTAAGGCTCAACGCTCTCAGCAATACCCTGCTTGGCTCGGTCGTACCATGTGCCCAGCCTTGTTGGGTCGGCAAGGCGGACGGCCTCGACTGAGTCGGCGAAGTCGGTGTCCATGTCGCGACGCATTGCACCCAAGCCTTGAGGACTGGTCACGGTGCGGGGTGCGCCGATGTAGCCCTTGCCCGTAGGCTTTAGGTGCTTGCCTGCACGGGCAGCCCTAAGCACCGCATCATCGCCCAGATCGTTGGCCATCTTGCGGTAGAAGTCAGGCGTCACAGCCTCACGCTTACCCGTTGACTTGACTGGCTTGGCTGCCTCATCAAGACTTTTGCCAGCGCCCTCCTCTGCGGCCTTGGCAGCCTTCTCGACCTTCTTCTGGCGCACAGCCTCTTGGTCCTGCTTCTGGCCAAACTTCTCGATCACCGACCGCTCTTCAGGGGTGCGGACCACGATCGGCTCGACGCCCTTGGGTGCGTCACCGAACAGCTTCTTGAGGCCAGCCTTGACAATGTCCTTGGCCTTGCCACCCTTGGCCATGTGAGCCTCGCCGCCCTCGGCATACTTAAAGTCCTTTTTCTTTCCGTACTGCGGCTTCTTGGCCAACACCAGCGGGCCGATCTGGATGGCCTCCTCGGCTGCCGTGATGGGCTGCATGGTGCGGCGATCATAGAAGTAGCCATGGCGCTCTGGGTCCATGCCGACCTGTGCCCACTCGGGGTGGTCGAGGTACTCTTGAGCACGGGCGATGGCCTTCTGCTCGTCCATGGGGTTCCACTCGCCTTTGATGGTTGCGATGGTGCCCTTGGGTTTGCCTGCTGCAATGCTGAGGGCCGCCTTCTCGGACATGCCGAACGTGGGGTTCATCACGCCTGCGACGCTCTCGTACCCGACCCGCTCGCCAGCTCCGAAGCCAGCGGCTTGGCGGTGAACGGCTGGGACCCACACGCCGTGGTCACTGTAGGCTGGGATGTCAAGGCGCAGGCCCACTGGATCACCAGCTTGCAGCATGCCCGATGGCGTGCCGTACAGGTCGCGCTTGTCCGCCGTCAGAGCGTTGACCGCCTCGTCGCGTGTCGCTGGCTTGGGGATGAACTCGTAGGGCTTGACGGGTTTATTCTTGTTAACCAGCTTCTCGTACTGGGCGCGGGTCATGTCGCCGAGCTGGACCTGCTGTGCGCCCTCTTGCAGCTCGGGCACTCGCTTGGTGACGTCCTTGAAGTTCATGCTGAGGCGGTCGACCATGGGCTTGATGCCCTCGACCACACCCTCGACTGCGTCCTTCACGATCTTCTTGACTGCGCCGCCCTTGGCGTAGGGTTGGCTTTGAATGATGTCGCCACCGTCAGCCATGTCGGGCACCGTGCTGAACACGCCACCACCAGCAGCAAAGCGCTGGGCCTTGCTGTGCCAGACGTGCTCGCGCCCCTTGTGCGAAGTTGGAACGCCGCCACCAGCCATCGCCCATTCCTTGAGTGATTGCTTCTTGGCCTTCGGAACCGAATTGGTTTCGATTGGCTTAATCGTTGGCAGGTCCATGGCTCGGATCTTCTTGAGCATGCCTTTGCCTGCCTTCACCGTGCTGTAGCCGCCGGGTATCAGGCCAGCCGCAGCGCCAGCCATCCCAGACACCGCGTCGATATAGTCGCCCTTCTTGGCTGAGTCGTAGGCCTCGCCCGCAGCCTCTGCGCCCTCTTCGAGCCCCATGGTCGTGCCAAGGAACGGGACAAAGTCGGCGACGCCCAAGCCGATGGGCAAGGCACTGCTGTCGCCGCCCATGATGGTCTGAGACGCTCGACGTGCAATCGGCCTGCGAAAGCCAACGCCCTCCATGCCCTCTTGCAAGCCGCTTGACATGCGTTGACGGATCGTTGGGCTGGTCGCCCGAATTTCATCAGCCATGATGATCGCCCTTTGTGTTTACCCCTGAATCATAATCGTTGGCCCCTCGATTGGCCAGCCACTTGGCCAGCTCGGCGTGAGCCCATGCCTCGTCGATGGGTTGGCCCCAACGGGCGATCAACTCGAAGCGGTTGTCGCAGGTCTCGACCTTGTGTTGCTCAGACTGCATAGGGGTTCACCTTTCGTACTCGGCCAGTGTCGGCGTAGTCGTCCTCGTCCCAGTCGTCGCGTGGTGGTGGGTCGATCTCCAGCCAGCCAGAGTCGCGCAGGAAGCGCAGAGCCTGAGTGCAGGCATCCACAAAGTCGTCGTGGGTCGTCTCGGGGAAGGAGCAGATCTGGCTCACGAAGCCCTCGGCCCAGTCCTTGACGTAGCCCTTGCGGTTGTCGCTCTCTGGTATATACACACGGCCACGGGCGATGATGTTGGACACGATGTTTAGGCGTTGGACCTTGTCGGCCCTGCCGGGGTTATAGGCCCGCACGGGCAGGTGGGCGCGTTGCAGGTCTTGGATCAGGCTGATGCCAGCGCTCTTGTCCTCGATCAGCAGCAGGTCCACGCGCTTGCGGTCCTTGCCCTCGCCGTAGACGTTCTCGAACTCCTCGATCACCTTCGGGCGCAGGTCGGGGTACATCATGCGATCCTGCCAGCAGTCGATGATCATGACCGACATGGGCGAGTCTTGGGGCTTGAACACGCCGAACGTGATGCAGGCGGTCGGGTCGTTCTGCGCCTTCTCGCTGGTGGCCACGTCGTAGGACTGGATGATGTACTCGAAGCGCGGGAAGTCTCGCCCCGCTGGCCATAGCTTGAACATGTCGCGCTTGACGATGCCGCCCTCTTCAGGGTCGATGATCTCGGCGTAGATCTCCTGCCTGCCCAGCTTGGTGCCCTCGTAGGCAAGGATCTGCTTGCGGAAGTTGTCTGACAAGTTGGCCAAGTTGGCGTAGGTCGACGCGGTCGTGAGCACCACGTCGTCACCCTCGCGGCCAATCAGCTCGATGATCAGGTCCTTGGGGCGGGGCGTGGTCGTGCAGATCATGCGGGTGCGCTTACCCAGCCGCATGCCGAACTGGATCTGGTCCCACGCCTCTTGTATGTACTCCCACGCGGCCAGCTCGTCGCACCAGCCCCCATGGAACTGCGGACCTCGGAAGCGCTCGGGCTCGGACGCTGGGATGCCCTTGATCAGCGAGCCGTTGGTCAGGCGAAGCTCGTGGGCGGTCTTGTTGTAGTCGGCCACCAGCGCCTTGGGGATGACCGTTATGAGGCCAGAGTCGCCCTCAAAGCAGGTGGCCCTGACGTCAGCCGATGTAGGGGCGGCCACCAGCCATCGGGTGTTGGGCTCCTCCCACGCCCACCAAGCGATCTGCTCGGCTGCGGTGCGGGTCTTGCCAGCGCCTCGGCCAGCCAGCATGAGCCATATGGCCCACCAGTCGCCCGGCGGCAGGCACTGGTGGTCATGCTGCGTATACAGCCACGACATGCGCCACGTCCACGCCAGCCTGTATTCGGGGCTGGCCACGCTCAAGCTCCTCTGAACCTCTGGGTCCTCAAGAAGCTCGGCGATCTCACTCATTGACGTCGGCCTGCCGCTTCAGCTCGATGTTCTTGAGCAGGCTGCCAAGCAGCTCCTGCGCCTGCACCTCGGCCTCGACCTTGATGGGATTGCCCTCGTCGCCACCCAGCGCCAGCTTGTCGCCGTACTTCTTGGGCTTGAGCTTCATGGCCGTCCACTTGCGGGCGTCGATGCGGTTCTTCTGCCACTGAAGGAAGGCACCGTCCAACTTGTGCTCGATCACCGCCCCAGTCTTTTTGTCCTTCACCACAATGATCTCAGGCTGCTCGTCAGCGATGGCGATGATCTCGTCAGCCAGCGTGTCAGCCTGCTCGTCGCGAGCGCGTGCGTAGCGGTTGGCAAAGTCGGGGTCTTTCAGCAACCAATCGTAGACCACAGTCCTATCAGGCATCCCCTCGCTCTTGATGATCTCCCTCAGACTTTCACCCTCTGCTATGCGAGTACAGATGATGTCGCCCAGCAGTTTGGTGAAGATGGTTGGTCTGCCTATCTTCTTTGGGGCCTCTGGTGCCTTTGGAGGCGTAGCAGCACCCTTGGCCTTAGCCTTGGGCGTTTGGGCTGCTATGGCTCGCTTTGGCGGCTTGGCGGGGTCTTTTGGCATTGGGCTGATCCT